GGTTCTTTCTGGCAATCTAAGGGTTTCTGATAGATGCTTTGTACTGGCATAGCAATACCCCTTATTCTCAGATAATGACGTTAGATGCGATAGCAACGCCATGTCGGTAACAGACAAGTTAAATTTATCCATGTAATCCAAATTAACGTTAATGTACCTTGACCTTTTCTTCATAATAATAAAAATAAAAAGGGAGGGTTTCCCCTCCCCTTGTTACTTAGAAAGGCAATCCATCTCCTGCCTTAGCTTGATTAGCTTTTGGCTTAGATGCGCCTTCTTCTGGTTTATAATCATTCACATAAACTGTATGGGTCTTTCCATACTGGTCTACTTCACGCTTCTTCGCTACTGTAAGGCGAGCATACTTCTCACCATTGTAGTCGTACCAGGCATCTTTCAACTTTGATGCTTGAATGCTAATGTTTACGATTTCATAATCGCCAACCTGTTTGCCACTCCCGACATAAACACGTTCTTTGTTTTGGTTACTCATATTTCTTATCTACGTTTAAAGTCTTCTGATTCATCTTCTCCAAATACACCTAACTCATAGAATCCTGTGAGTTTAAGTACCGCTCTACTCATGGCACGCTTCTCAGCCATTTCCATAACATACCATGTGTTACAGTTGCCATCTTTATGGGAAGCACCTTTAAGTGCCGATCCAAAGGTTTGGATGGATGCACCCTCCTTTACAGCGTTAGCTTTAACTACAGCAAAGTTAGGTTCACAATTCACAACGTCATAGTTGATGTTGATCTTCTCGATAGCCTGTATCTTGTCGATACCTGCACGAGTAATAATCATGTAGTGTTGATGCTTAAATACATCTTCGGCAGCTAACTCATACTTCTTGTAGAGGGCTGCAAGTTTCTCTCGATTCATAATTGTGTTTTTAAGAATTCAATGCAAATATACAAAATATTTTCCATCTGCCAAATAATAAGCAAGAAAAAGGAGAACATAAGCTCTCCTGATTCAAAGTGGACAAAGTTACAAAAACACAATTAATGTCAGTTTGTATAGTGCAAATATACACCTATTAGATTCATAGGGGTATTGAATTTATTATCAATCAGCAGAACTTAATAACAATTCTCCTGTATGGTTGTCGAGTTCATTGATAATCTCATAGATGTATTTGCTCTGCTCTCGAACCATAGCCTTATCTTCAGGTGTAGAGTCCATGCCAAGCCAGCAATACTGTTTGCAATCTATTTCAAGTAGCTCATCTACTCTTTCTTTTATACTCCTATTGAAATCAATAGCGATCTCTTCTGCTAACGTTCTTAGTTCAGACATTCTTATATACATAAAGTTAATTAGGATTACCTATGGTGTTTATTGCCGATAATCTTCTCTGCTCCTCTAGATCCGAAGTACCCTATAAAAACCACATTAAGCAGGTCTTTTACAGTATCAAGCTCTTCGAGTTGCATACCCCAACCAGCTACAAAAGCTACTGTTAGGAACGCTAAAGTCAATGGTCTTACATTAGCAGCAAGCCATGAGCTACTCTTAGCATCGGCAACCCAACGCCTAGTAATGCCATCCATTTCGGCACGCTCTAGTTCAAGTTTCTTTAGTGCAATATCTTTATCTTCGGCAGCCATATCAGACCCTCCTATAATAGCTTGTATAACACCAGCTACAGGGGTATCTTCAGCAATAGCTCCAACAACATTAGGTATCTTCTCTAATAAGAACTTACCAACTGCTGTCTCTTTAAACTTTTTCTTAGCCATATTAGTAAGTCCAAATTACATCTTGTGCCTTGTCAGGATCACAATCTACATGGATAAAAGTAGAGCCCACACCTATTCGATTGAATCCAGCATCCATAAGGGCTGTAACAATGGTGTACCTGTCTTTACTGTTGGTACAGGCAATATCACAGGCGAGACCATACATGTGGCTGCTTCCTTTGCTAGACTCTGTTCTTTCTTTTCCGCCAACCTTTCGATTGTGCTGTTCAGTTCTGTAACCGCTTGTGATTCGGAATGGGATTCCTGCGTACTCTCTAGCTTGGTCAAGCATATTAAGAAAGTTACTATCCATGTTAACACCACTCCCCTGAAGATCTGGGCTTTCAAACTCATTTAAACTAAAATATTTCATCTATTGCGTTTGTAGTTGTTTCTAAGCTCTTTGGCAAGGTCTTTAATCTCATCCATGTTTTCACTTGCTTGGATTGCAACCTTATCGAGCTTTAAGTCAAACTTAGTAGATAAAGTCTCTAAGTCTTTTAATTTAACCTCTTGCGCTGGTAAAGCCTCTGCACGCTGGACACGAATCTCCATAGAATCGAGCCTGTTTTTAAGCGTGTAGTAGCTCCCTAGTATAGAAGCAAATATAGAGAATATGGCAATGATCTGTGTTATATTGATCGTGAAATCTGCCTTTCCATCTCCATCTATATCAATCTTTGTTCCCATTTAGTTTATTGTAGATTTGGATTCCTGTGTATGCTATAGTTAGTAGTAACACTATTGTTTGTAAATACGAATTTAATGTTGGCACAGATGTCAACATTAACGCAAATAGATTGATAAAGTATGTTTTTATGCTTTCCACTACTTAGTTTTATTAGATCTGATCAGTTCAACCCAACCATTTGTAGATCCAGTGTAAAATAACTCGATATACTGAAATCCAACGTAAGAGGAGGAGATCCCATTCATATCGTAGTCGCTGGTAGATCCATTTATCTTCTCAGTAGATGTTAGAGTTGTTTCTCCATTGCCACTATCCCTATAAGCTAGTATTTTTATTACGTCACCAACAGAACCACTAGGAATAGTAGCTGTAATGTCACCACCATTGTTATTGACAATATAAAAACTGTTAACAGCAGCAGTAAATGCATCGATCTTAGCAGTTGTGTCTACAGCTATAAAACCTCCTGCACCATAAACCTCATCAAAATTATCATTGATCTTATCAAAAGCATCCCTTAGCTTATCGCCTTTATTGTCGTTTTCGAAAGTGCCAATATTAACAACCTGTTTAGCCATCTATTTGATTTTCTTCTTGTCTCTCTTTATAAGATCCATCTTCTAAATTAACCGAAATCTTACCATACTGTTCCTCAAGTTCCTTCATAAACTTTAACTCATCCTCATTGATTTTAGACAGAACATGAAGCAAACCATGCTTTCTAGCTTCTAAAACACCTATATCGCCTAATATAGCGTTTCGATTACTCGTTAATTCCTTTAGTAACTTTAGTTGATCTTCTGTTATTTTTGCCATGGTACGTTTTTAATACAAATATATCAATAATATATTAGACCTGAACCTGAACCCACTGTTCGTTATCCTCATCCCATGCATAATCATTACCATCGTCAGGCATAGCTACAGGAGCCTCATAAACGCAAGATGTTTCATTTAACACCCAACTATCATATGGTTTAGGTGGTATAAAAGCATCTCTTGTTTCGTCATACGTATATCCAATACCAGCAAAGTTTTTTCTAAATGGAGTTCCTCCTAAATTATGGATTCCTGCAATCGTATTATAGGATGTTCTTTTAGCTGTTTGACTAAACATGTTTGTGTAATAAATCTCCCAATTTGTTGGTCCATCTGTCTCGTCTCTCCCAACGATAACTTTAGTAACTACGTTATTTTGATCTAATAAAGCGTAATGTGCCATTATAAAAATTTTATTGTTAGAATGTAATTGTGCCAGTTCCTGACGTGAATTTAAGTATTCTGTCTGATCCTGATGTGCTTGATGTATAACCTAATCCTGATGACACAACCCATCCTGAATAGTCAGGAAATCTAAGTATGACAACACCCGATCCGCCAGCTCCACCATAGCAGTTGGAACATGAATTATACCCATCACCACCGGCACCTTCACCACCATTACCAGAATTTGCAGTTGCATTTACTGATGCTACGTGGCTTCCACCTGATCTACCTCGCCCACCTGCTGCGTATGTTACAGATGTTCCTGTTATATCATTGGATGTGCCTGCCCCACCAACAGAATCTTGATTGAAAACATGGTCTGGACCTGCTCCCCCTGAGCCACCACCAGATGTTGATGTGCAGCAAGTTACGCTCATATCAGCCCCATCGTTTCCATAAGACCCTCCTGTTCCACCAGTAGCGTTTACAATACCACCAGCTCCACCACCTGATCCTCCATCTACTCCATCTCTTCCATGGTTGTTAGCAACTAGAGTTCCGCTCACTTGAGCCGAACCTCCGCCACCACCAGCACCAGAGGTAATTGTGTCAAAGACCGAAGATGTTCCATCATTGCCCTGAACCCCTGTTGTAGACACTTTTGCTCCACCAGCTCCTACTGTAACTGTATATGCTGTTCCCTTAGCTCGTACCAATCCTGAAGCAGCTCTATATCCACCAGCTCCGCCCCCTCCAGAAGCTCTGTCGTTACTTGGTGATGCGGCACCCCCAGAACCTCCACCACCAACTACTAAATACCTAATTGTTACATCATTACTAGGCACGTTTATGGTAAGGTCAACCCAATCAGTGCCATCATAAAATTGCGCTTTTTCAGTTGTGGTATTCCATATTACTTCACCCTCAACTGGAGTTAAAGCGTCCCTTTGAGTTGTAGTGAATGATGCGAAGCTGTCTAAGCTACCATCTGACGTTAGCAATGTTGTTCCTTTGTATATCGCCATTAGAATGTAATTGTTCCTGATCCTGCAAATGTAACTACTTTATCTGATCCAGCATCACTTGACGAAACAGAACCTCCAGTTGTTGTATACGTTATAGAGTTTGGGAATCTCAATATAACTACCCCAGATCCTCCTTGTCCTCCATCACCTGATCCATTGGCAAAGGAACCTCCACCTCCACCACCAGTGTTGGCAGTTCCTGCTGATCCAGTACCCAAGCGAGATGCTGCTCCACCTCCGCCACTTCCTGCTGTACCTTGAGTATCTCCAGCTCCAGCTCCACCACCTGCTCTAGTGACAGAGGTACCTGTGATATCAGAAGATAAACCATTACCTCCACTACCCCCTACGCTAGATGTACCATTAGTTCCTGCGGCTCCTGCGCCACCACCTCCACCGCCTCCTTGGGAACCACCATCTGCTTTAGTAGCACTATTCCCACCATTATTACCTTGACCTGATGTGCCTGAACCTCCTGAAACTGACCCAGATGTATTTGTACTACTATAGTTAGACGAACCTCCTCCAGAACCACCATCTCCACCAGGGATTGGAGTAGGAGTAGCAACAGAAAAATTTATTGACCCTCCTCCACCACCGCCTGTGGCAGTAACAGTTGTAAAGTCAGATCCTGTAATTGAAGAGTCTCCTCCATCGTTTCCTCCTGAAGTAGCTGAATTCTGACCACCAGAACCTCCATTTCCACCACCACCGACTGTAATAGTGAGAGTAGAACCAGTAGATACTGAAACACCAGAAGCTGTTAAATAACCTCCAGCACCACCTCCGCCACCTACAGTTCTTCCTCCACCACCACCTCCACCTATCACAAGGTATCTAAGTGAGAAAGAAGCGGTTCCAGTAGATAATGATCCCCAATCAGTGCCATCATATACTTGAATTTCATCATCTGTAGTATTCCATATAACGTCACCTGCGGATGGAGTTAAGGCATCTCTCTGCGTTGTAGTATAGTTAGGGAGTTTGGATCTATTTCCTAATGTCAGTAATGTTGTTCCTTTGTATATTGCCATTATTCGTCTGTAACGTAGTAAATTGTATCGTCATCTTTTGTTAAAGCAGTATATTGTGCTTTAGTTCCTGACCAAAATTGTAATCCATCTGTACCACTTGTTCTTGTAGGGGCAGTTGATCCTGTTGCATAACTAATTCCACCAGAAGCATCAATTTCATTTGCCGATATGTTACCATTAACATTTAAAGCTGAAGTTCCTGAAGGTTCAGAAGTATATCCAACATGAACAGTTCCATCAGCACCATTAGTCCATAGAGCGTGAGTTTTATTATTACTTTCAACTCTAAAATCAACGTCTGCCGAATCTTCATTTACAACTACTTGGCTGCTCGACAAATCAAGCACCTGGACATTACCAACAAAATAACTCTGAAGACTAGATGATAGGTTTATCCAGTTGGTTTCTGATGTTCTGGAATAAATGCGGCTTGTCTTCATCTTCTTGCCAGCAGCAGGCTGGAAAGTCCAATCTCCTGTTACAGTAGTAGAAGAAGTCGCTGAAAAGGTCTTAGACCCTGTAATTGTTTGCGTAGTTGAAATGTAAACTATATCAGTATCTAAGTATGCCGATCCAATTCTAGTTCCATTCCAAGTACCAGTAGCTATGGTTCCTAGAGTAGTTATATTTGAGGATCCAGACCATGTGGATAAAGCTGTGTTCTCTACATTTCCTAATCCAACATCAGCTTTTGTAGTTCCTTGCGCTCTTAGTGATGCGAATGTTCCATCAGCATCAAAAACATCACCAGTAAATGGTGCAGTGTTCGTAATTGTTAAATCATATGGGTCTCCATCAGTACCATTTGAAGTATCAGTCCAGTTAATATCAATACCAGTACCTTCAACAAATTTCCATTCTTTACCATGAGATATTGTGACTTCTGTACCATCTCCATCTTCTACTTGGAAAGTTGTTAATTGGTTTGTATTAGTATCAGTCCATGGTACGTTAACTACTGCTTGACCAGCACTGTTTAGTTGTATTCCATAAGTTCTTCCAGCAGTTGAGCTGACTGAATTAGCGGTTACCGACTGATCTGTGTTACTAAATAGCTCAATACCACCCCTGGTGGTAGCAGTAGCTTCAGGAAGCGTATAAGATGTATCGGTTACAGCCAAGTCTATAGTACCATCGGAATCTTGATAGATAGCTGATATTCCATTTTCATCATTATTTGAGAACATTGCTCCTACAATATCTTGAACTTGCTCTGTTGAAAGCTGAGTGTTGGTATCTGTGGCAGCAATAGTAACAGCTCCACCATTTTCTGTAATAGTAATGTTAGACCCTGCTGTAAAAGCTAATGTCTCGCTAGCTCCTAAAGTATTACCACCTGCTGTTACTGTTCTAAATGTGTTTGTATCTGTGTTAGTATCTGTCCAAGGGACATTTACTACAGCCTGTCCATCACTATTCAACTGAACCCCATAGGTTCGACCTGCGACAGACGAAACTGCATTAGCAGTAACTGACTGATCAGTATTGCTAAATAGTTCAATACCTCCCCTTACTGTTGCTGTTGCTTCTGGTAATGTATAAACTGTATCTGTGTCTGTAGCACTAATCGTTACAGCTCCATTATTTTCTGTAATTGTAACATTAGTACCTGCGGTAAAAGCTAATGTTTCACTGGCTCCCAATGTGTTTCCTCCAGCAGTAACTGTTCTGAATGTATTTGTGTCTGTATCTGTCCAAGGTACGTTTACCACCGCTTGACCTGCGCTATTTAGCTGTATACCATAAGTCCTATTAGCGGTTGAAGATACTGCGTTAGCTTCTACTGTTTGATCGGTATCGCTAAATAGTTCTATACCACCCCTTGTGGTGGATGTGGCTTCTGGTAATGTGTACACAGTGTCTGTCCATGGCACATTTATCACGCCTTGCCCTGCTGAATTTAATTGGAGTCCATACGTTCTCCCTGCTGTTGTAGAAACAGAATTAGCTGTTACAGATTGGTCTGTATTGCTGAACAATTCAATTCCACCTCTTGTAGTGGCTGTAGCCTCTGGTAAAGTATAAGATGGGTTGACAAGCTCTGTAAAGTCATCCATAGTGCCTGCTGTACCTGCATTGCGGATATAAGTCTTGTTTTCATCAGATCTAACAACAACGTCACCCTCTTGAGTGGTAAGTGCTAAATGAGCGGCTTCGCTAGCTGCTGTCTGCACTGTAGTTAAAGCTATAGGATCAATGTTTGTCCACGATGTGGCAGATCCTGTAGAGGTTAGTATTTGACCTTGAGTTCCTGCTGATCCAGAAGAATCTATAAAGGCTGCGGTGACTCTAGCACTACCATTTACATCGAGGTCGTAGCTAGGTGTAGAATCGTTAATACCTACACGATCATTAGTTGTATCTACAAAGAGTGTATCTGTGTCTACTATTAGATTTCCAGCTACTTCAACCTCTGCTGTGAACTCTACATTTCCATCACTATCTTCAGAAGCATTTAGTGTAGTACCATCTCCAAAGGTCTTATAGACCTCATCAAACATATTGTTAATTCTCTCGAATGCTGTTCTTAGTGGATGTCCAGTTCCATCATTAGCTCTAGCCCCTATGTTTACAAGTTGTTTTCCCATATCCTATGGTTACTTTTTTGTATTATTTTTATAGGCACTAAGAAATGCCCTTAACTTCTTTTCGTTAGACTCTTTAGGTTTATATGTTTTCTTTGTTTTAACCTTCATTAAAATACCCATCCATTAAACAAAACATCCTTGTCAGGATATATATCGTCATTGTTGTTGCTGTAGTATTCAGGGAACTTTGATTGAGCGTTAAAACTCATGTACTCTATAAAGCGGTTCGTATAGTATTCTGCGTAGTCACGCTCCTTGGCAATAAGCTGATCAATCTCTTGCTTAGATGCCAACTGACTATTCTCACTATCGTGCTTATGTACACCACTATTGGATATAGAGTAGGCAGCGAAAGGAAGATACTCAGCCATTGCAAAGTGAATGAGCATATCTTGTATATAATCATTAACGAGCGTGAGGTAATCCCCTGATAAATCATCGTCAATAATGTCTTGACTGATCTTGTCATATAAATCTGTTCCTAGATAATTCCTTACGTGTATTTCTTGTGCTAGTTTAACGAATTGAATAAACTTGTCTGTGTCTACATTGCCACTAAGAGCAGTGTTCTTGATTAAGTCTTTCCTTGTTATGAATAGTGCTGTAGCCATTACTCTTCAATTTGTTGTTGTTGTTCACGTTCAACATCCTCGCTCTTGACTCCAGTCTCCTTCTCTACCTCTGCATCATTCATAGCGTTCGTTAGATCTGTAAACTCAAGTGGCTGTAATGTCTTAAAGTATATATCTAGATTGATCTCGTTATAGTCTAATATCTTTTCAAAGGCATCTAAGATAGTAACCTGCATAGGTCGAATAACTGTATTGTCCATGAGAATAGAAGCTGTCTGTAGCTCCTCTGAGTTATTGCCAAGACCAGTTTGATCCTTAATACCTACAAGCATTGGAGATATAATTCTATGGGAAACCATGATTTTAGTCATGGACTCCTTAGATAAGAATTCATACTGTTGGTGAGCATCATTAAGCTGTACTGGCTCAATAGATGCAGCTAGTTCTCTACTATCGTTAAATGCCAGAATGAATTTACCAGCGTTAGAACTACCACTAAACTTCTCATAGATTGCTCTTTCAATCTCGTCACGCTGCTCCTTATCTGGAACACCATTATTAAAGTTAATAAGCATACTTGGAGCAAGTCCATTCTGTATGTTGTTGATGTGGTAGTTTGCAACCTCTTCCTCTAGTTCTGCGTATTGGAGACCTCCTTGATAATCTACAGGACTATAGTAGTAAAAGCCTGCACGATATGGTCTAACATATAGAATCTCGATAGGAGCTTTGCTTGTGCCGAAAGCAGGTATTCTCTTAGGTGTTTCATTGCGTTTCAACTCACTCCAGTCAGGATGATAGTAGTAAGCACCAATAACTCCATTCTTAGCCTTTTCAGCTCTTAATGTCTCTACTGGCATATGAGCAACCTGTGCAATTCGACTTCTGTCTTTTGTGTAGATAACCTGCATGGCAGCTTGACCCATCATTTTATAGTCGTAGCAAATCTTCTTAACACATTCTTTGTCGAGAAGTTCTTTCATTTGCTGATAAGACTCTGAGTTCTCTTCTGAGTCTGTGGCATCTAAACCACGCCCATAGATCATCTCAGCAATGCCATTAATAGCAGCATTATTAGTGGGGGAACCATTGTATCTGTCAATAAGGTACTGGAAATATTCATTGTCCTCCCCATACGATACCCAATCGTCTTTTGCGTTCTCTACCACTTCTGGTGTAGAATAAGACGATAGATTAAGTACATGGACAGCATCTTTTTGCTTGTTCATAATCGCCTTGCTATATGCTTTTCTGCTCATTATTCTGCAAATATAAATTCATTGTCATAAGAGTCCTCGCTAGTAAAGTCATCTTTATTGATGAAGAACTTGTCGAGGTCTGTCTGATCTGTACAAAGTATTAAACCTCTATAGATCTCCTCTGAGCCATCTTTTACTCGAAACCCATACTGTCGACCCTCCTTGAGTGAGAAAGTGCCTGTAAGCACCATAAAATCATCATCTGTAGTTTTTGTGACAGTTACTGTAGTGGTCTTTCTTTTGTCTTTATCTATTAGTTCAAAAGTAGGAGACGTGGCATCTTTTCTTGCTATAATCTTGATAGATTGTGCCGAACTTGATGTTGTTAATACTTCCATACTTAAATAACTAACAAGGAGAAATTTGTATCTAATATACAAAAAAAGGGGCGTATAGCCCCTTCTTTCATTTCATTCAGTAGTGTTAGTCTACTATAACGTCATGTTGTGTACTTGCGGTAGCAGTTGCACTTGACATTCCTGCGAATGGATCAGCAGCAGTTGCTCCATCTACAAAGTTAGGAGGAGTAACCTCATTGGCAGTCAAAGTTAAAGTATAACCTTGAAGATCTCCCATAGCAGTTCCTGTAACGATTGTTCCGCCAGTAACTTCAGCTCCATGTTCACGACCTACTAATAATAAACTTCCATCAAAAGTTTCAATGAAAAGATGAGGTCTTCCATAAGCCATTAGCTTAATTTCTTTGTTATCTTCTTTAGTTAATTTAGGAAGTGTAATATTTACTACTTGCTCGAAGAAAGTAGTTCCATTCTCTAAAGAAGTTTGGATGTTAGACTCCATAGAGGAGTTACCCTTAACATCGTATGTGTGGTATGTGAAAGTTCCAGATAAATCTGTAACCTCATCATCGGTAACAGTAATCGTACCTAAGTCACCAAAGTCTACAAAGTGGATCTTACGAATACCACCTACTGCATCCTTACATGGCTTGACACGACCTTGAGTTAAATCACAGCTCATAATGTTTATTTTTTATTAAGAAAAAAAGGGCAGGTAGAAGAACCACCTACCCCTTTATTTCAGTTATACAATTAGTTCTTATGCGTACAATACGATATCAGATCCAATTCCATGCTGTACTCCAGCAGTAAATCGCATCACGATACGAACGTTCTGAGAACCATCAATATCAGCCATGTCGATAACTTTTACCTCATTGTGGTCAGAAAGTAGACCAGTACCGAAGTATAGGTTGCTTGACTCAGCAGCTACCATTTTGTTGTCAGCAAGACCTTGAGCAACAAACAAAGGAATTCCTTGGAAGTTAAGCTCAGTTTGCCCAACGTGATAGTTATCACGATATCCTAAAGCAGCTTGTGCAGAGATATAGAACTTAGCAGCAGAAGTAGGAATGTAGATTCTTAAATCTTCTTTTCCATATACAGCACTAGGAATAGCGTCTACAACTTTTTGCAACTCAGCGATTATGTTGGACTTGTCTAGTGTAGCACCAGATACATCTACAACATCACTATCAGCAGCTAAAGTAGTAGCGAACCCATCGAATTCTCCATTGTTAGCAGTAACTCCACCCCAGATGTTTTGCTCATTCTTTTGAGCAACTTTTGCAGCAACGTGACTGATTAGAAAGTTGGCAAAGTTAGGAGGAAGGTTGTCATGAGCAGAGAATCCCATTTGGATAGCTTCCCAGTCAGAGCGGAAGTCAGACTTACAAAGCTGTAGGTTTACTTGCATTTCTTCTGGCTGAAGAATACGCTCAGTTAAAGTCAAAGTAGAAGTTGGATCGAAGTCACAGCTAGCATCTTTGATGATCTCATCAGTAGATACTTTCTTTAATACTTCTTTAAACTTTACGTTAGGCTTTACAGTAATAGCACCTTGAGACAAAGTGTTACCACTTAGTAAAGCAGCAGAAATGTATTGACCAGCGAACTCGCCTGAGTAAGTAGTGGTCAAAGAATTAGTAGTTGGCATTTTTTATCTTCTTTTATAGGTTTAATTATCCAGCAGCAGTAATTGAAGCAGCGTTTTTACCTACTGCAAATACATACCAGTTAGTTCCATCGCAAGTGATTTCAGCGAAATCTCCTACAGTTTCAGTTCCATCTTCAAAAGTGATAGAGTCAGCAGCATCAGCAGTTTCTGTTGCAGCACCAGCCTCTAGGATTGATCCGAAGATTTTGTCATCACCACCATCAATTACGAAGTCAGTATCGAAAGCTCCTGCAACGATAAATTTGTAGGTGATTCCTGCTTTGAGAGTAGAAGGTAGAGTAATGTTTACTCCTGTTCCACTCAACAAGAAAGTCTTACCGCTATCAGCAACAGTAAGAGTTTTAGCGGTTCCATTGATAGCTTCTTGCTTACCATAGACACGCAATACATCATTAGAATAGGTTGTAGCCATTTTTTATTTCTTATTTGAGATTTGATATTTTTTCGAACACTCTGTCTAAAGTGTTAGCTTTTCTGTTCTCTGAGTATCGGATAACGTTACGTTGCTCCTCTACTTCAGGGGTGTGGGCGATTGGCTCAGCAGCAGGTTCAGCAGAAAGCTCCTCTACCTGTGCAGATAGTGCTTCTTTCTCCTTTTTCATGTAACCCATGTCTTCATCAATCATTTTTTTCATAGCGTTAACCATAGACTTCAATTCAGAAATCTCTTGCTCAAAACGCTCTTCTTTCACGTAACCTTCCATAAGTTCTACTTCTTCAGTAGCTTCTTGTTCTGGTTGCTCTTCTAGCTGTACCTCTTCTTCAGTAGATTCAGGTGCAGCCTCTTCGTTAGCCTCTTGCTCTTCAGCAGGCTCTTCTACAGCTACTTCCTCTTCGCTTAGTTCAACTTCCTCAGCAACTACATCCTCTTGGATGCCTTGTGCTAATTCATCTTCTTTTACGATGAGGGAGAGCTTTTCCATGATCTCATTTAAGATCGATGTTGATTTTGGAGTCTCCATATATAAATATTAATATTAAGTTTTACAAAAGTAACAGTTGATTACTAGCGTGTTCCATTTTTAATTTATTATAGTTTTGAGTTCTCTTTGAATTAGTATCCACTTAGTTCCAGTTGACCAAACTTTCGCTATCTCAAAGTCTGAATTTAAAACTATTCCAGTCTGGTTATGGATAAAATCCTCTAACGTTTGACCTTGTATTGGTTTTATATTGATAAAATTAGATTCACTAAATCCATCATCACAAACAAATGTGATAACACGATACTGGTTCGTTGTTGCATCTGGAAGTCTATAAATAGTATTTCCATCTGTTGCGCTTGCAGTAAAAAATATAAGAACAGCATCATCATATTGACTATCACCTAATTCTACTGTTGTTCCAGATTCCGCAGTAATTAAAGTTGGAGTAATACTTGAGCTAGAATCACTACCACCACCACCACCAGTTCCAGTGTAGGTTTTTATAGCACTTGCAGTAACTTTCTTTGTTGAGCCTCCTTGGACAACAGCGAACTCCTCTGTACCTGTTAAGGTTGAAGCACTGGTTAGATCGGTTATTTTTTTATCAGCCATTATAAAATTATTTTGTCATTATTTTCTTGTAATATATTGTCATTATTCTCCTGCAACAAATAATACACTGGTTCTGGTGCTTTTGTTATGTTGCCAATACCTTGAGCTTGTAGACTCCCATCACAGCATTTAGTGGAGTAAGTCCTACCATCAGGACATAAACACCCTCTTCTATCTCCCCTTGGAGATGTTCTACTGTATGTGAACTTTCTTCTTTTCTTAAACATATTAACTTAAACTTGCGTTTTGCGTTCTTTGTATAAAGAATATAATATCCCATACTTTAGCTGAGCCTCCATGAGATTGTATCTTTGGCGTTAATCCATTTGCTAAAGCGTTTGCATCTATATAATATTGAAATACTTCGTGGCAGTTTTGCTCTACATTATTACCCTTGTAAAATGCCATAGCTTTATTTATTCTATCATACCCATCAGCACCTGTAAGCCTGAAATCTAAATGTGTTGAATTTGCGTTTGAAGCAGACTTCTTGAATACTAAAGTAAACATATACACATCGTTTTCATTTATACCAACTAACTTGCTGCTTGTTGAATTATAAAAGTCTATACTACTGTGGCTTCTATAAGATGCGTTAGCGTTGTTTGTTAGCGTAACCTCGTTTTGGTCTGTTAAAGACAGTTTGTTTGATGATGTGTAGTTATTATCATCATACCTACACCACCCTAAACTTTTGACACCGCCTTGAGGATATACAATCTTGTTGTTGCCACCATGACCCATGTACAAAGCATCATCAGTATGAACCATAGCTCCATCCTCTACATTCACCGAATCTACTTCGCTTTGTAGTGTATGTTGAACATGAACTCTATAAGACGTATTTTTTACTGTAGCCATTATTTCTTAGATTTTGGATGTTTCTTTGGTAGTAGATCGTAGTCTGTTGTATATTTAGCGTTCTGTGGTCTTCCATTTCTTACAAGATACATAAAAGCATTTACACGAGCGTGCGCCCATTGAGATGCTGATCTAACCTTTGGGGAGTGGCTTGTATTGAAAGCACCTAGTCCTCGTTGGAATACAGATGCCAACATACCCACAGTAATGCCATATCCTAATTTATCCTTGTACTTCTTATTGAAGTCATCAGCCTTTTTCTTGAGTGATGCTCTATCCTTTGCAGATACTTTAGCTCCAGTCTTCCCTTTAGCTGTTCCTTTAGCTGTTCCCTTGCCTTTAGGATTAGGGTTGGGAGTGTCTGATTTTGGAGCTTTAGGAGACTTCACAACACCCCCACGTTTCCCTATCTTTGCCATTTCTATTTCACCAAGCTGCTTGAGTTTAGATTCAGCCCATCGCAATCCAGCTTTTCCTCCCCAAGCATCATACATCAACTTTCCACACCCATCAGAATAGCTTGTAGATGCTTCTAAGTCCTTGGCATGGCGTGCCAGGAAACTTCTCATCCTCTTAATCGTTGATACTGTTAGATTGGATCTTGATGCGAGCTGTGAGGCTCTTCGCTTCCCTACAGCAGTACCACAAGAACCCCATCCATTCTTCTCAACCCATTTTAAGACTCTCTTGGCGTTGTTTACAACTCCATCAGGGTAATCGTTAAATGTTTTGAGTTCGTGCTTCTGTGACTCTAAAAAGTCCTTTATTTCAAGTAATATTTCTGTGGCTTCTGTTTCAGGGATAGACTCACTCATATTCACCTTATCTGTAAAGTAGCCTTCGATAGAGAAACCTTTTACTTTTCCTGTCTTGACGTAGTTATTCCAAACATCATCATTGTACACCTTCATAGACACCATCCAGGTACCTACAGGCAAATCCATGCCATACTTACGAGACTTGTCATGGGTCTCATCTTCTACGATCCAAGACTCCACTACAGATAACCCATGTAATTCGGCTTGATGCTCTAGAGTAGATTTATTCTGGTTGCCACGAGCTAAGAATAACTCAGAGGCTTTTCGAACAGTATCTTCAGAGAAGTAGATGTAGTACTCTTCTTCAGCGTTAGCTCTGTAGATATTCTTGTTGGGGATTAATGCAGCACCCATTAGGATTCTACGTTCTTTGTCTACCTCTGCAAGCTCTAGCTTTTGCTCACTAAGGGCGATGAAGTTCTCTTGGATTGCTGGTCTGTCAACGATACTGATCGCTTCAATACCAGAAAACATTTCCTCTTCGTCTATTAGTAACTCAATTATTCTCATTAGTCAAGACTATTATTTCTATTTATATTCTCTCTTGTAGATTGTGCTATATCTAAATCATTCAAAGATACAACAGCTCTTACAGTTTGTTGTTGTTGTCCTCCTAGTTCTTCTCGAACTACACGACCTAATCTATCTTCTGGAGATGCACCCACTACATTAAAGTCTGGAGCTTCTACTCGTACAGAACCACTTCCTCCACGACCTCCGCCTCCTACAGATTTCTTACCTCCAAACAATGAAGTTGCTAGAATGTTGGCAATAGCGATAGCACTACTAACATCTGTT